CTTTTCTCAGTTCACCTGAGTATCAAGCCCTTTCTGAATCAGATAAACCAAGGGCAATTGAAATGTTTAAATCTGCTGATCCTGCTGGACAACGGCTAATTGATTGGGCTATTGAACAAAATACTCCTGAAGCACGTCAAAAACTCCTGGAACAACAACTGACGTTCGATAAAGCCCGTGGTGAGCAGCAGATGAAATATCGTATGACCAACGATATTATCTCCAATCTAGGTAAAGCTGCTTACTCAGCTTTTGGTGGCGGGCGTTTACCTTATGATTATGTAGGTCAGGGTATTGCCAATGTTGGGAATGCTTATCTCGCTGGACGCCAAGCTGTTGGCGTACCTGCTCCTGTTGTTGGCCAGCGTTATTTTTAAGTAAGGTAAAATAACAAGATGACCTGGAGCACAAATACTTTTGGGTACGACACAACACCTGTAGCCCAGGATGTATTTAAATCTAGTCCGTCTATTTTAGAAAACAATCCGTTTGCCAAAGTAGGAGGTAAAGGTATGGCATTTCCATTTATGGCTGCAGCTGCATTAGGCAGCAGCATATTTAGTGGCATTACAGGCGGCCAAGCAGAAGCCAATAGAAGCCAAACAGCTGCTGATATTGCAACCATGCAGGCAAATATGGCCATGCAAGGTGCTTTTCGTCAAGGCCAGCAGGGGTTGTTTAATACAACAGTTGCTCCTGAATACGAATACGAACGTCAAAAACGTGCTCGTAATTACGAGAATTTATTTTTTGAACCGCAAGAGCAGTTCTTAGCTTCTGAAGGAAGAAAGCGCCAGGTACGTGACATGCTTTCCCCTGAGGCACGCGAAGCAAGTGCACGTGATCGAGCCAACCAAATGGCTATTACTGCATCTGAGCGACGTGCCGTAACAGACGCAATGTTTGGTGCACCTGCTTTTGCTTCTTCTCGTTATACAAATCCGGCCTGGATGCAGACTGCTTAAAATACAATAAAAGGAATCAGGAAAAATGGGTGGCGGTGGCAGAACAAAGGTAGAAGCTCCGAAAGAGAGCGCTGAACAACGCGCTTATTATGCGCAGCTGGCAAAAGATGTTGAAACGGCGCGTCAGAAAAAAGAACAACAAGAACAAGAAGAAGCCACCCGTTTATCTAACTTACGTACTGCAGGTAAAACAAACCTTGGTTCGTACTCAAATATTTTTCAACAGCAGCTTAAATCTGGCGCATTAACTTCTAGTGCCGCAGCGGATCAACTTAAAGATTTTCAGCAACGATATGGGCTAGAGGCTGGTGACATTGAACCTCAGCTGCAGGCTATTAAACAATACGAACTTGAGCAGCTTCCTGCACAAAGGGAAACGCTTGTTCAGCGTACATTCCAAGATCTATTGGGACGCAAAGCATCTGACCAGGAACTACAAACACGCCTTGATGAGATTTCCAAATCAGGAGGCAAACTTGATATTGATGCAATTGGCACTTCAATTAAAAGCAGTGATGAGTACAAAGAAAAAGTCGGCGGTAGTTATCTAGAAAATTACTACCGTACTTATTTTGGTCCCAGTGAAAAAACAACTGTCAAAGGAATTGACGGTGCTCCCGACTGGCAAAAAAGCACTGGGCGTTACACCATTTCCACCGGCTCTGCTTTTTCTCCAACCCTTGACGAAGAGACCCAAAAAACAGTTGGGCTTAAGTTTGGAGCAATGCCCGATACTTTTACGGGCAGCGTTGGCGAAATTGAGCAGATGCAACAAAAGATGCGTCAGCGAGATGAATTTGCTTATAACTCTGGACTCACCAAACTGCAAGGTCAGATTGACGCAGACATTCAAAAAATTAAAAACAAAGGTTCCAAAGACGTGGCAGAGATTTCTTCCAAGACCGGAATTTACGGAAATCTTGTTTCTGGTTTCTGGTAATAGTTGGTCTTGTTATAATTTATTTAGTTATTTAACTGGGGCAATTAATTATGTCTAAATACGGATTTGATGCAGCGGGCAAAGCCCTTACCTTTGCTGACGCGCTTAAAAACTTAGATGCCCAGTATGGCTCTGGCATTGAGGCCGGCAAAAAAGGAATGGACGAGGACACCTACAAAGGTCTTCGCAAAACCCTTTACGAAAGCGAATATACTCCTTCTAGCTTTAACATGAGCGAATTTGAGGGACTCCTTGGTAAACTTGAGGCCTCTAAAATGAAGCAACAACGCCAAAAGTCCGTTGAAGGCCGTCGTGACATTATGACGGGTGGTCTTGCTGGCATGATGAGCAACTTCTGATTTTTGTTAAATGTCACGTTTTCTTTCGGGTGTTGCGCCAGAGGGTTATTCCGGTAGCGGCCCTGTTAAGCAATCAAGCAATTCGTCGTCTTCTGAAGACGCCGAGCGCCTAGATGCGTACAGAAACGCTGCTGGAGCTGCATATAATTATCAAAAAAATCGAGATAATTATATGCAGCGCATTCGAGAGATAGATTCTGATTCATCTTTAGACGATGCGACTAAAGCGTCATTGAAAAAACAAGCCGCTGAAGGTTATTATGGTTCGTCTCAAGATGAAACACGTGCTACCCTTGAGCTAGGTGCCGAATTTGGCGAAAAAGCCGCTGGCTACAAGGGAGAACAAGAACGTGAAACAATCGGAAAAGGAGCTGAAGAGCAACGAGCTTCTGCCGAGCAGGCTCAAGAGTTCAAGCAGCGCGACGAAGAACGGGATTATCAGCAATCGCAACGCGGTTATAGATTCTGAGTTATTTGAAGCCTGGGTCGATAACCTTGACTCGTCGACCCAGGAGTCATTCATCTCTTTTGCACGTAACAATTACTCTGTAATTGAGTGTTATTTATACGCCCGTTTCCTTGGGTACACAGGATCTATTTCATCCTGTGATGCTTGGGTTGCGTGTAATTATCCCAAGCCAGATCACCGCAAGATCCTTCTTGCAGAGATTGACGAAATGTTGGAAGACATTCGCAAACTCAGAGAAGACATTGAAACATTTCAAATCAAGCGTGATGCAGGCGTTGCGCGTATTGCAACCATGCAAAAAGAATTACGCGGCACAATCGCACAGATTGATACGTTTACTTCAACACGTGACAGAAAGGGTTTGTTAATGGCCGGTGCAGACCGCGCCATTCGTGAACTCATGTGCATCTTCAAAGATGATCCCATTGAAGCTCCTTTGCTTGAAGCATCGATGAGTGTGTGGGCAAAGATGCAATTAGACGAATAGTTGCATTAAACTGAAAAAAAAGTAATACGAACATGGGCGCTGGTAGACGTTCTATCCCAATCGCTGGTACAACGCCTCCCTACAGGGGCGGACAGTCACGTCCACCAGAAGATGCCTTCCCGAGCCGGAACGCGTCACAGGGGCCTGGGCAGCCGTCTCGCGACGTACGTGCACCTCTGGAGCGCAAAGGAATTGATATGGGACCAGGTCGTTCTACCCGTTCGTTTTAATTGACATGAGTAAAGGTAAAATTCCTCCCCAGTTCCTGGCACACCTAAAGAAAAAAGAAGCCAAGAACGAAGACGGCACCGAGATGACCGATAAAGAAAAACGTAAAGCTGCCCTTGATAAGGCTCGTAAGTATCAAGAGCAAAAACGTAAAACCAAAAAGTAGGTTAGTATTTAATTACTAACCAGTTAATGCTGTGCCTTCTCATCTTCACTTAGCTTATCGACGTAACGCTCAAGCTGCAGTTAAGAATCACAAGGTACGCAAACATAAGAACGAAGAGCTGTTACAAAGAGCCCGTGAGGATTTTGGGTTCTTTTGTGACTACGTAGCAGATAAAGCTCCGGCACCTCACCATAAACAGTGGCACCGTCACTTTGTAACGGGCCAGGACAGTAGCTGTTTGATTGGAATTGCTGGACCCAATATTGATTTACTTGCCCCCAGGGGTAGTGCCAAAAGTACAGTCCTGGGTTTGTTTACGGCATGGGCAATTGGTGTTCACACAACAGCCAAGAAACCCCTGCAGATTCTTTACCTCTCCTACACGGTTGATATTGCACGTTCAAAGTCTGCAACCATCAAACGGATTATTGACAGCAAGCGATATCAAGAAGTTTTTCCGACAGTCAAACTTCTCAAGAACGTAACCAGTAATGAGTATTGGTCTATCGACCACAAGTTTGCCGGCATTGATGTTACTGGTGATGAACAATTTACTTTGTGCGCAGCAGGTCTAAAAGGTTCTGTGACCTCCAAGCGTAGTCACCTGATCTGTATTGATGACCCGACTAAAAGCGCGGCAGACATCTCCAACCCAGACATCAGGAAGATGATGGAGGATAACTGGAACGCAGTTATTGCTCCCACGATGTTTGAGGGTGGGCGAGCAATCTGCCTTGGAACTCGCTTCCGCCACGACGATATTCACGCCACCACATTCAACGAACAAAACAACTGGACTCAAATTGTTCTTTCTGCAATCCAGGCCAACTCCAAAACCGGTGAGGAAGAATCTTATTGGCCTGAGATGTGGTCACTGGATTATTTAAAGGAAAAGAAACGGCAAGCACCTATTGCTTTTTCGTTCCAGTACATGAACAGGATTGTTCGCCAAAGCGAGCTGTCGCTGTCTCCAGAACTTTTAATTAAAGCTGAGATTGCAACTGAGTTTGACGCCCTTGGCGTAGGGGTTGATCTATCTGCTGGAACTAAAGAAAAAAATGATTACACCGTATTTGTGCTTGGTGGCCGCATTGGTGATTGTATTCACATTATTGATTATCGGCGCATGCGCGTCATGGGCAACCTGGAAAAACTGGATGAACTAAAAGAACTGCTTAATGACTGGTGTATTGTTGGGCGCGATGAGCAGGGCAACTACTTCCCAACGTATTCAACTTGTGATGTGTGGTCTGAAGCCGTTCAGTACCAAGCATCTTTGGAGGCCGACTTCAAGCGTGTCTGCCTGAATGGCGATGGTCTTTTTAACTTGATCTGGCACCCGGTCAAAGGCTTCCGCGCCGACAAACTTGCCCGCTTCAGGGGCATCATGGGCCTGTTTGAGGATCGCAAAATCATCTTCAACAAATATCGTAATTTCGACACAATGTTTGAAGAGCTTACCAACTTTGGCGTAAGTGGACACGATGATTGTGTCGATTCGCTCGTGTGGTTGGTTAACGGTCTAGCTAAAAAGAGCAACCTTCAATTTGATTACTAAACTTATAATTAAAAGAAAAGCATAAGTCTTGTGGGTCCGGAGTACGTAGCAATTGCATTCACGGCAGTTGTCTCTGCTGTAACAGGCGGCTCCTGGGCTGCAAATAAAATTTTATTCAGGGTTCACCAACGCTTGGTTCAGTTGTCAGACGACGTACTAACTCAAGAAAATAAGTTGAATAGATTGCAGGAGCAGATTGGGCGAATGCCGATGGACTACGTATTAAAAGTAGATTTCCTGCGTGAGATCCAGGAAATGCATGATAACTTTCGACAAATTAACACTAAGCTTGATAAGCTAATGGAAAAGCTTTTGTCGAAATGAGCTACATTATTGAAGTTCAAGAGGATGAATTTGGCGATCAATTTATCGCCCTCCCAGAAGAAGTGGTGGAAGAGCTTGGTTGGCAGGAAGGAGATATCCTTGAGTGGAACTTAAAAGGTGATGGAATTGTATTGAGTAGACTGAATGAAATAGCTGGTTACGAAGTACTGGAGGATTAAATGGCTGGTTACTACGGTGGTTACATGGGTAATGAAGCTGGCATGCAAGGCACCATTGCGGGCCGGCCAAGTTTTCAAATCCCTGGGGCCACCCCCCAATATAAATTTCCTTATCTTCCGAACGAAGACCCAGATTCCGTTCCCATTCAATTAACTCCGCGCCAAGGGCAGCAACTCTTCCCTTTGCCAGGTGCACAACGCATGCTTCCCCAAGCCATGGGTGGAACTCCCCCCATGGGCAATGCAGGCTTTTTCCAAGGTCCGCAATATGGGCAGCAAGCAGGTATCCCTGGAGGCTTTCAAGATAAACATGTGTATTCATGAAAAAGAAAAAACTGGCCAAAGAAGCTCTCAAACACCCTGAATTATTTACGC